TATGGTTCCTCCGGCTTCAAACCAGCCCCCGGCAAAAGCCGACGGCCAGACCTTCCACTTCAATATCTTCCAGATCCGGGCCGGTGTAGACCATCGGCGGGCAGACGGCAGGGTTGTCCGCGATCAGCTGCACCACACCGTTCTGGTAATAGCAGTGTTTCAATGTGGCTTCCTCCCCGATGCGCACGGCCGCGATCTGGCCTTGCTCCACCTCCGGCTGGCTGCGGATGCACACCACATCGCCGTCACAGATGGTGGGAGCCATGCTGTCACCGTGGCACTCCAGTGCAAAATCTGCCCGCCAAGCTGCCGGCACGCCGATATAGCTCTTGATATTCTGCTCTGCTGTGATGGGCGTACCGCACGCAATGGAACCGATCAGCGGCACCTGTGCCATCTCCGGCATGGGCACGAAGCCCTTTGGGATGGGCTTGTTGGCCGGTGGCGTGAGCGGATGCTTACGTTCCACCGGCGATCTACCCATGAGATAGTCCATATCAACATTAAAAATGTCGGCTATGGTCTCCATCATTTCAAAGTCCGGTTGCCTACCTCCGGTTTCATACATTCCAACTGCACTGCGAGAAACTCCCAGCATTGATGCGAGCTGTTCTTGCGTTATCTCTCGGGAAACGCGCAAGTTCTTCAGGATAGAGCCAAAATTCGCCATAAGCCTCACCTCCGTGGCATTCTAAGGCAAGAATATCACAAAGCGTGATAAAGTCAAGTAAAAAATGTCACGAAACGTGTTGACTTTTTTCACATCAGTGCTATACTGTATGCAGACAGTCACGCTTCGTGACATTTTAAAGGTGGTGAAATAATGGATTCCAGCAGAATTGCGAAAAAGCTCGTCGAATTGCGTGGCAGCAAAAGTCGTGAGAGCGTTGCAAATGCGCTGGGTTTGAGCCTGTCCACGCTTACCATGTATGAGATTGGTGCCCGAATCCCGCGTGATGAAAACAAGGAGAAGATTGCACGGTATTACGGCAAGACCGTCGACGAAATTTTTTTCGCTTAAATTTGTCACGATTTGTGACACTCCTAAAAAAGAGGTATACACCATGGAACGGTTGACGCACCCCCGCAGCAGCGGGATCAAGACGGGCTACTGGAGCCCGGAGCGCAAGGAGACGCTTGTGCAGCGCCTCGCCCAGTACGAGGACACCGGCTGTACGCCGGAAGATATCCGAGAGTTGAAAGAATTCAAGAGCCGGCACGATGACCGGTTCCAGACTTTCAGCCCGGACTAAAAAGAGGAGGTGCACAGATGGAACGTTACATGATTCTGATCAAACCCGGCGGCAAATGCCGCCTGATCTGGTGCGATGCGGACGGCACCCTGACCCTACAGACCATGCAGGCGCTGGTGGACGGCCCGATCGAGACCGCAGACAGCATCCTCGACCCCAGCTGGGCGCGGGAGCCGGTGGACAGCATCAAGCTCATCCTCAACGAAGAGGGCAAGCTCCGGCGGCTCCCGCTCAACGAAGATGCCACCGACCTGTATGTTCACAGCGGCCGGGACGTGATCCAGGGCGACGCTCTTCTGGCCGCTGCCGGCGGGGAGGAGCTGATCGGCTTTTCCCTGCCGGTGTGCCAGACCCTGGCCGAGACTTGGCTGCTGGAGTTGGAAGCATGAACGGCCGCAATAAGCGCTGGGCAGAACAGCGCTGGGACGCCCTCCAGCCTGACCGGCTGGCACACATCCGCAAAAAGAAGGAGGACAAAAGCCATGAGAAAGCCAAGAAGCCCTTACCTGAAGCTGGCCCGCCTCATCGAGGACGAAGGGTTTGAGCATCGGGAGTTTGCCAAGCTGGTCGGCATGGGTGAAAGCACCCTGTCCACCCGCCTGAACCCGAAGCCGGAGCAAAAGAACAATGAGTGGCGCCATTACGAGATCACCGCCATTTGCAGGGAGCTGCACATCCCGCAGGAGCAGATCGGAGAGTATTTCTTCCCGAAGGTTGAGAAAGGAGCATGAACATGAAGGCAAAACTTTACATCGACAGTGAGGACTCGACCATCAAGATCGAAGGTGGTCCCAGCGACGTGCTGCATCTTCTGGTGTGCGCAATCGCCCAGATTCTGAAGAGCTATTTCCCGGACGATTTTGAGCGGCAGATGGGCTGGGCGTCTGGACTGCTCTACAACACGATCCGCGCGCTGAAAGAGGAGGACGACGATGAAGATTAAGTCAAGAGTATGGCACTGGCTGGCCGTGGCCTGCGGCAGTGTGGGTCTGGTGCTGGGCATGGGTGCCGAGGGCACCGCACAGACGGGCGGCGCGATCAATGGCAACACCTTCACCACAGCGGTGGTGCTGGTCCTGCTGGGGCTGCTGTGCATGAAGCTGGGCTTCCTGGCACAGGACCGTGAAGAACGGGAGGGCAAGGGCGGCCGCTATGGCAAAATCACCCGCAACCACGCCCGCAACAACGAGTACCCTGCCCTGCCGGAGCGCAGCAGCCGCGGCGCATGACCGGGCCCCGATCGGTCAACTGGTACACCATCTACGACGCCCAGACGGACGAGATCGTGGCCTGCGGCACCGCGGACATGATCGTGCAGCAGATGGGCTATGCCAGCAAGCACAGCTTTTTCAGCGCGATCACCCACACGAGAGAGCATCACAACAACAAGTACATTTACCACATCGAAAAGGTCTCCCGCGCAAGCTGGGAGAAAATGAAAAGGAAGGGTTGAGTATGAAGATCACAATTGACTTGGAACCGGGCGATCTGATCTCCGTCCACTACGATGACAAGATGCCCCCGCATGTCGCTCTTAACACCCTGATGACCACGACTGTCAACGTTTTTGCACATTGCCTGCGCAAGAATATGACGCACGAGGAGATCAGCACCCTGAGCCACAAGTTCGGTAAGGCCATGGAGAGCGCTGCCCTTGCACTGTACAAGCTGGAACAGGATGGTGTGCCCGGCGGGTTCTCCGGCAAGGAGGCGGCTTTCCTCAAAAAGCTGTTTGAATCATGACCAGGCAAAAAGAAAGAGCCTGCCCGTGCGCCAACACGGACAAGCCCAACATGGATGACTTCCCACCAGAGTATACCATGGACACGGCCCAGTTGCAATATGCAGGCATCCTCTACTATGCAACGGACGGCCGCGGGCATAATTTCAAGGCATCCACTGTCCTGCGGATGGATAGCACCCAGTTTGGCGATCTGATCCACTGGCTGCACTACCACCTGAAAGGCAGCAACCCGCCGCCTGCCCTGTATCACCTTGAAATGCTGCTGCAAAGCCTCGAATACCTGCGGGGCGGGCGGCAGTACCTGTACAACTCAATCTATGACATCCAGAGATTGGAGGCATACCCATGAAAACCGTAAAAATCGTATACGAATCGTATGACGCCCCGCATGACCCTGCGCCCCGTGAGCGCGCCATATCTCTCACGCTGGAGGACAAGGACGCGGACAAGCTACTCCGTGTCCGAACGCCTTATAATCGCACCGAGAACATCACGCTTGACGGTGATCGCCTTTATACTTCCCTGTGGTCCATGGAGCACCTGATGGGCCGGTATATGATTCTTGGATGCAAAGTTTTGAGCATTGATCCGGCTTGACCGGTGCCCTCCGATGATGGCAGGAGGTAAAACAAAAGCCATTGCCAGTGTACAAAGCACAGAAAGAGGTGATTTTGATGGGCCGTATGGTACCAGTTGACGAGTGGGCAGAGATCCACGGCAAAACACATGCCACGGTCATGCGCAAGATCTATGCGAACGCATGGCCGCAGGCGCAAAAGGTCTATCAGAACGGCAAGTCCGTGTGGCTGCTGGACGAGGATTGGCTGTGGCCCCTGGCCATGGCTCCGACCAAACAGGCCAAGCTGCTGTGCGAGATCCGCCGCCTGATGCCTCCTGTGGTCTACACTACCGCAGAGGATGGCACAGTGATCTGCATGGTGCCCTGCACCCATCACACCCACGTTGCCAGCGGTGTGACCGCTGACGAGATGAATGATCTGTGGAGAGCTTCCCCCCTCAGAGGGCCGCCGCACAGGCTGCCCTGCAATACGGCTGGCTGCACCCTCTCGCAGATCCGAGATCCTACAACGAGAGAGGAGAGCGTTTACATAATGCCTACCGCAAAAAGTAACACTGCCCGCAGAAAGGCCCCGCAGAACGCGCAGGAGCGCCCGGCGGCGCAGGCGATACAGTTTCCCCTGCCGTACACGAAACCCCGGCAGACGGCCCCGCAGGAGGTGCAGGTGGTTGTTTGCGAGTGCAGCCCCGATGCCGTGCGCGTCCGGTGCCTGCCTGACCCTGCTGCCATTGTCCGCATGATGGATGATACTTTCGGCCCTCTGGGCTGGACACGCCGCTATTACTTCGCGGATGGCCGCCTCTGGTGCGGCGTGGGCGTGTATCACCCGCTGATGAACAACTTCGCCATCAAGGACGCAGCTGCCCCGGCGGGCAAGCTGCAGATCTCTAACCCCGACAAGTGGAAGGAAAACGGCAGCTTTCTGGCTGCTTGCGCGCTCTGGGGTGCCGGTGCTGACGTGATGGCACTTCCCTCCCTGACCTTTGCCGCCGATCAGGTCAGCATTGACCCGGTGCACAAGCGGGCAAAGAACCCCAACGACCCGCCCACGGTGGCGGGCTACCGTCTGCACAGCGCTCTGACCGTGGACAAGCTGCTGCGGGCTGAAGATGGGCACATCATCGGTGCGCAGCTGCTGCAGGGAGAGCGTAAAGTGGTATGGCAAGCAGAGTGATCGGCCGCCTGCCGGTGGTGTATTATCCACAGACCGGCAAGCTGGAAGTGGAAAGCGCCGGGGAATTTGTGGAAACTCAGCTCTTCCAGCGGCTGGATGAACTGGCCAAGGACAAGCCCCTGCGCCTGACCCTGACCGTGGAGCCAGAGCACCACAAGCGTAGCACGGCCCAGAACAGCCTCATGTGGGCACTGCTCACCATCATGGCAGACCATTACAACGGCGGGCGCACCGGCGGCGTGACCCCGGAGGACTGCTATCTGGAGATGCTGGAGAAGTACGGTGCCAAGGTAGATTATCTGGAAGTCCCGGCGGGTGCTCTGGACATCCTCCGCGGCTGTTACCGCATCGTCCATGTGGTGGAGATCCTGGACACCAACCGCTGCACGGTCAAGTGCACACAGGGTTCCAGCACCTTCACCACCGGCGAAATGAAAGCACTGATCGACGGGATCTTTGACCGCCTCGCTGAGATGGGCGTCAATGATCCCGTGGTAACTGCTTATTGGCAGGAATGGAGTGAACCATGAAACGCAAACGCTTTGAAAAGCTGATGATCTCGCAGCATAAATCACAGGCTCGCGATATCCGGCAGTCTATCCGTGCCATCATCGAACTGCGCCACTACTCTGAGGGACACAAGGGCATCCTGATGGTCTACAACGAAAAAGCCAAGTGCTTCGCAGAGGCCAAGCTGTACCCTTACGGCGAAATGTATGCCCGGATCCAGAGAGGTCAGGGCGCTATTGGAAAGGAGTCTTGACAGATGACCAAGAAAATGACCCGCAAGCGCTTTTACAAGCTGCTGATGGCTCACGGAGCCAACCGGAACACCGCACGAGACTTGGCGGAGTGTGTCAAACTCGCCCGGCGGGCTTACTTTATCGATGGCTTCACCGTTGAATTTGTCAACGGACAGAAGTATCACGTTGGGAACGTGTACTCTTACCGCGGGGCATACGAGAACACGCAAAAGGATGGGGTGCCGCTTGTCTAAAAGCATCATTCAGGCAGGGCGGGAGTGCTATATCTGCCGCCGCTGGTATGCGGTAAAAACCACGCGCGGGCTGGAGGAGCACCACATCCTCAATGGGCCGCTGCGCAGCTTCTCTGAGCGGCACGGTCTCAAGGTCTGGCTGTGCCACCAGCACCACAACGAGCCGGGCATGAGCCCGCACCACAACGCCGCCTGCGCCCAGACCCTGAAAGCCGTTGCGCAGGCAAAATATGAGGAGAAGAACGGCCCCGGCGCACACGCTGCATGGATGGCCGCCGTTGGAAAGGACTATATCAATGCTTAATGTTACCGCTATCATGGGCCGCCTTGTGGCGGATCCTGAGCTCCGCACCACCCCGGCGGGCGTGAATGTCTGCCGTTTCCGCATTGCCTGTGACCGCAATTTTGCAAAGCCCGGCGAGCAGCGTCAGGCCGATTTTGTGGATATCGTGGCATGGCGGCAGCAGGCGGATTTTGTGTGCCGCTACTTCCAGAAGGGCAGTCTGGTCGCCATCAATGGCCGTCTCCAGACCAACAACTATCAGGACAAGAACGGCAACAACCGTACATCCGTTGCCGTGGTGGCGGACAACATCAACTTTGCGGGCTCCAAGGGCACCAGCAAGCCGGTGGACGAGGGCGGCGAGGCTGCCCCGCGCTCTGATGCCTGGCCGAAAGCAGACCCGCCTGCAAACTACGGCGGCGTGGACGATTTTGCAGTGATTGATGACAGTGACGATCTCCCGTTTTGATTCAGGAGGACAAGCAGGATGAGAAAAGACGGATATGTTGTGGTGCAGCCGTGGATGGTCACAGACTACAACCTCAACGGCAACAAACTCTTGATTTATGCCCTGATCTGGGGTTTTTCACAGGACGAACAGTCTTGCTTTTATGGCTCTGTCAGCTACATTGTGGAGTATTTCAAGCTGAGCAAGCGGGCCGTGCTGAACCTGCTGGCTGAACTGGAAAAGGACGGCCTAATCCGCAAGTGGACTGAGCCGGTAAACGGCAGGCCCACAAACAGGTATGCAGCGCTTCGCCCGGCGGCGTGCGCTTCTGCGTCTGATGGGTGCAAAAAATGCACCGGTGAAGAAAATGCACCGGTGAACAATGTGCACTCTGATGGGTGCAAAAAGTGCACCTCTACCGGTGCAGAATGTGCACCCAAGAAAGAAAATAATAATAAAAGCGAGAATAAAGGGCCGTCCGCAACTCGTTTTTCACCACCTACGGTGGAGCAGGTCAGAGCGTATTTCCGGGAGCGTGGTGTCCCGCCCGCTGATGCCCAGACTGAGGCTGACAAGTTCGTTGACCGGTACGAGGCTAACGGGTGGATCGTGGGCAAAACCAAGATGAAGGACTGGAAAGCGGCAGCGCGTAACTGGCTGAGGAACCGGAAAGAGTGGGGCCAGCCCGCTGCACAGCCTGCAACCCCGTATGGCGGGCGTACATGGGAGGATCTGTGATGGACGTGCAAAGCGTATTGATAGGCGCGCTGCTGATGGACGATCAGCTGGCACCGTATTCCCTGCCGGAGTTGAGCATTGAACATTTCCGGCCTGAACTGCAGCCCACCTTTGCAGCCGTGCAAGGGTTCTGGATCACAAAGGGCCTGCTGGATATCATGCAGATCGCGGCAAAATACCCAGACCAAAAGCAAAACCTGCTGTCCTGCGTGGCCTCCTGTGAGAGTGAGTGCATCCGGCTGACCCGTGACCGCGTGGAAGAGTGGACGCGGATCATCATGGAGGATGCCGCAAAGGCCCGTTTCCAGAGCCTTGCCTTTAGGGCTGTGGATGCTGCAACCGCCTTTGATGATCTGCCGGATCTTTACCAGCAGATGGGGCAGGCGCTGGATATCCACACTGAAAAGAACGATTTTCAGAGCGTGGGTGATCTGCTGGATGATTATATCCGGCATTTGGACGAGAAACCCAAGTACATCCGCACCGGCCTGTCCAAGCTGGACGAAAACCTGCACCTCATGCCCGGCAACTATTTCGTGATCGGCGGCAGACCAAGCGCAGGCAAAACTGCTCTGAGCCTCCAGCTTGCTGCCGGGATGGCAAAGCAGGGCAAGCAGGTGTGTTATTTCTCGCTGGAAACAGACCCGGCCACATTGCAGGCCCGTCTGATTGCCAACCAGCTGTATGCTCCTCTCTCGGCGGTCAAAAATAAAACGCTGTCCATGAACGAACTTGACCGGCTGGCCGATATGAAGCGCTGGCCGCTGTTCATCCGTTCCGCAGCTGGCAAGGGTGTGGCGTGGATCAAGGCACAGGCCCTCCGAATGAAAGCAGATATCATTTTCGTGGACTATTTGCAGCTGATCCATGAGCGTGGCAGCAGTGACCGATACAACGCCATCACAGAGATCTCCATTGCGCTGCATGAACTGGCCCAGACAACCGGCATCCTCGTTGTGGCTCTGGCCCAGCTGAACCGTAACGCTGCACGGGCTGAACCGTCCAACGCAGATCTGCGTGAATCCGGCCAGATCGAGCAGGACGCGGATGCCATTTTGCTGTTGTCCGCTGATGGTGACACCTATTTCAGCCGCCTGACCAAAAACAAAGAGGGCCGCGTGGGCAATGCCGGGCTGGAATTTGACAAGATGACGCAGCGCTTTACCTGCGTGACCGCAAATTAACAAGAGGCTGCCCGGCGGGGTGGTAAACAGGAGATAAACGAAAATGGAAATGGGAAAACTGATTCGTCAGGCACGCAAAAATGCTGGGCTGATGCAGGCTGAACTTGCCGAAAAAGTAGGAATTTCAATCAACAGTGTGCGTCTGTATGAATCATGCCGCTTAACCCCAAAGGTTGAAACTCTGCGCAAAATTGCAAATGCCTGTGGCGTTCCGCTCAGTTATTTCATCCCGGATCTGGGGCCAATCGTGTGGCCGGAATGGATCAGAACAGCGGCCAGAAAGCCAACCGCAGAGGATGCAAACGAGGACGGCTGTGTCATGAGCATCAACGTCAACCCCGGCGATCGGTTTACCACTAACTGGCCGTGGAACCTTGTAAATGCGTACCCGGACAACTTTCCCGTCTGGATGCCGTTGCCCAAAAAGCCGGATCTGGAAAAATTGGAGGGCGTGAAAGATGGACTGTAATTCTTGCGGGGTACGTTTTCGGTGCCCTCTGGCAGCTGAACCCGGCTCTTTCATGTGCATACTCACGCGGGCCCAGTACGGTGGGCAAAAAGAAAGGCCGTACCAGACACCCGGCACGCCTAAGTTTTGCCCGATCTGCGGGAAACCGTTGAAGGTCATTGGCACCGAGCGCTTTTGCAATAACGTCCAGTGTGAAAACAGGTATATTCCGATGGAGGGACACGACAGATCATGGATGAAGTGAAATTGATTGACAGCAGCGAACTCAAAGAGACCCTGAACATGGAGGCCGCGCTGGGCTATATTCACACATTGCAGGACGTGGAGAGGGTCATTGATGCACGCCCGGCGGCTGAACTTAAAAGCTGGCCGGACTGGCAGCACGGGAAACCGCCTGAACACGAATCAATCTTTTACAAATTTAAGGGCACCGATAAATGGCGACCCGGAATGTTTGAAATGACCTCCGGCGAGGTGCTTGTCACCATTGAGGTGCCCGGCGGCAGGCGCTATGTAGTCACCGACTGCACCATTGACGGGAAGTGGCGCGGCGATCTGCACACCAGCGGGCGCAAAGTCCTTGCATGGGCAAAGCTGCCGAAACCGTTTAAGCGTTTGTAAGGGAGGCACCCGTGCGAATCGGACTGATTGACGTTGACGGGCACAACTTTCCAAACCTTGCCCTTATGAGGATATCGGCCTACCACAAAGCCCGCGGGGATATCGTGGAATGGTGGTGGAGCGATTTTGTACACTATGACATAGTTTACATGAGCAAAATTTTCTCGGACGCATACAGCCCTGATGTTCCGGCCCCAATCAATGCAGACAAGGTAGTCAAAGGCGGCACCGGGTACGCCATACATTTGCAGGACGGCAAAGAGGTATTCAACAAAGAGGAGGACAAAGACCTCCCGGCGGGCATCGAAAAGATGTTCCCCGATTATAGTATCTATCCTCAATTCCCTTATGCGGTCAGCATGACAAGCCGCGGATGCCCGCGAGGCTGTGCGTTTTGCCACGTTGCTGCCAAAGAAGGACGGTGTAGCATCAAGGTGGCGAACGTGTCAGACTTCTGGTGTGGGCAAGATGAAATAAAAGTTTTAGATCCCAACATTACAGCCTGCCGCGATAAGCGCGATCTGATGCAGCAGTACGTTGACACAAAAGCTAAGATAGATTTTACCCAAGGTCTGGATATCCGGCTTTTGAACCAGCGCGACATTGAGGATCTCAACAAAATGAGAATCGGAACCTTGCATTTTGCATGGGACAACCCACAAGATGACCTAAAATCAAAATTTCAGGATTTTGCGAAAGGATTTAGACGCAAAACCAATATAGGGACTGTATACTGCCTAACCAATTTCAACAGTACTCTCAGCCAAGACCTATACAGGATCTACACACTCCGCGATCTGGGATATGATCCGTTTGTAATGGTCTACAATAAACCTGCTGCGCCTAAAGAAATCCGGCGCTTGCAAAGATGGTGCAATAATAAAATAATTTTCAAGTCAACGACACGGTTTGAAGATTACAACGGATGAAAGTTGGAGGGATACCCGATGACCTACGAAGAGAAAAAAGTCTGGCTCTGGCGGTACCGGTCGGCCAAGCGGTTCGAGCGGCTGCGGCTGGACGAGTTGGCCACGCTGGAAGCCGAGGCCTGCCACACCACACAGCGCTACTCCCCGACACCGGGCGGCGGTGGTGACGGCCAGACGCTGCCCCGCAGCGTGGAGCGCATCGACGAAGCCTGCCGGGAAGCCGCTGCACAGTCTGCCGTGTGCGACGCCATCCGGGCCGAGATCATGGACGTGTTCAGCCAGCTGGACGATGAGGTGGACTTCATGATCCTGTTCCGCCGGTATATCCTGCTGGAGGACTGGCCGGACATCGCGGTCATCGTCCGCATTTCCCGCAGCCAGATGTTCCAGCGCCACAGCGCGGCCATAAAAAGACTGGCTATCAAAAGTCCGGACTGAACCGGAGCGAACCGGACTTGATAACACTGTCAACCTCTGCTAAAATTTAAAATGCAATAGCCCGCAGGAAAGGTCCCTTACTCCCTTCCCCCTGCGGGCTTTGTGCTGCCCGGCTGACACAGGGGAACACCTTACCGACCAACAGCCTGAATGTACCAGCCGGGCAATCTTGAACATTCTCAGCCGTCCCATTCCGGGGCGGTTTTTTTGTACCCACCCCAGTCTATACCCAGGGGGCATTTTATACCCTGCCCCTGCCGCAAAGCCCCCGCCCCTGCAAAGGCCCCCGGAGTGTGCCCGGCGGGGTGCAAGCCTGCCTGCCATGCGCAGGCTTTTTGTCTGTCAGGAGGTGAACCGCATGGGCAACCCGCGCTATGCCAACGGACAGCTGCGGCGGCGCAACCGGGCCCGGCTCCGGGCAATGGGCGGCGAATGCGGCATCTGTCACGGGCGTTTCGGGCCGATTCATTATGACGAACCTTCCGACGCACAGCATCCGCTATCCTTCGTGGTGGACGAGATCAAGCCCGTTTCCCGCTGGCGGGAGTTCGGCTACCCGTCCGCGCGGGCAGCAGCGGAAGATTGGTCGAACCTTCAACCCGCACACTGGTTCTGCAATGCGCAAAAGGGCAACAAAACCGGTCAAAACGGCCCGAAATCGGGCAAATTCGTGCGGATCCCGAAGGTTTCAGACGGCGACTGGTGAGGGGTGGGGAGGGGCCCCCGCCCCCGCCCTCGGCGACCCCTGTGCCGTCCAGCGCCGATTTACACACGGGAAAATTTCAAGGAGGTGTTCCGGGCCATGGCGACCATGAAAAGCATCACGGCACGGGGCACCCGGCTGGAGCAGCTCAAACAGCTGGCCAAGGTGCTGGCGGCGGGCATCGACACCTGCAAGGACTGCCGCGCCCTGCCTCAGCTGACCAAGCAGTACCGGGAGACCATCCGGGAAATTGAAGAGATCGAAGGAGCAAACGACGATGGCGACGAGATCGGCGAGATCCTCGCAGAGCGTGAAAATGATGGGAAGCCAGGAGCCGTCCGAACGCATCGCGCCGGAGTACCGGGCCACTGACGGGCCGGATGCGGTGCGCATCCTGCGGGCGGGCGGCACCGTGCTGGACCCGTGGCAGAGCGACATCCTGGACGACTGGATGGGCCGCACCGTGTCCGGCAAATGGACAGCCCCCACGGCAGGCGGCAGCGTGCCCCGCCAGAACGGCAAGAGCCTGCTGGTGCAGGGGCGGGCGGCGTCCGGCATGCTCATGTTCAACGAAACGGTCATCTACACGGCCCACCTGCAAAAGACCGCCACCGAGACCTTTGAGGAAATGCGGGCCTTTTTTGAGGGGCCGAAAATGCGCCGGTATGTTTCCGAGATCCGCACCGCCCTGGGCCGCGAACAGATCATCCTGAAGAGCGGCGCAAAGATCAAGTTTCTGGCCCGCACCCGCAACGGCGGACGCGGCCAGCACGGCGACCTGCTCATCTTCGACGAGGCACAGGAGCTGGACGAGACCGCACAGGGCAGCTTCATCCCGGCCATTTCGGCCAGCCTGAACCCCCAGACCATCTACGTCGGCACCCCGCCCGGCCCGGATGCCGTGGGCACCGTGTTCCGGGCCCTGCGCAAGCGGGCGCTGGAGGGCGAAGCCAAAAAGGCCGCGTGGTTCGAGTTCAGCGTGCCGGAGATCGGCGACGTGAAAGACCCCGCCCGCTGGGCAGCGGCCAACCCGGCACTGGGGCGGCGCATCCAGTATGGCAACATTGAGGGTGAAAGCGAGCAGCTGGACCCGGACACCTTCGCCCGGGAGCGCCTGGGCTGGTGGAGCCCGGTGGCCACCGAACATCTGGACTATGCCCTCGACCGCAAGGCGTGGGCAGCCTGCGCCAGCGAGGACGAAAAGCCGGAGGGCAAGACCGCCTACGGCGTCAAGTTTGCCGCCGACGGCAGTTCCGTGTGCCTGTGCGGGGCGGTCATCCCGAAGGAGGGGCCCGCCCGCGTCTCCCTCATCGACCTGCGGCCCACCGGGCAGGGCCTTGCATGGCTGGCCGACTGGCTGTGTGACCGGTACGGCAGGGCAAGCTGCGTGGTCATCGACGGGCGCAACGGCGTGGACGTGCTGGTGGAGCGCATCCGGGAAGTCTGGAAGGCAAAGAACGCGGTCGTCCGGCCCGGAGCACGGGACGTGATCGCCGCCGTGAGCCTGTTCACCAACGCGGTGAGCGAGGGCAGCCTGACCTGGTACGCACCCCAGACCGCCCTGAATGAGAGCGCCGTCACCGCCACCAAGCGCCCTCTTGCGGGCGGCTTTGGCTTTGGCGGCGAGAACAGCCTGCCGGTGGAAGCCTGCGCGCTGGCCCTGTGGGGCGCAAAGACCTGCCGCCGCGACCCAACCCGCAAGATGCGCATCGGCTGAAAGGAGCACCATGTTCGTTACCCTGAATTTTGGCCCGGTGGAGGGCCTGAGCCCGACCGAACTGCAGCAGCTGCAGGAGCTGGCCGACGCTTACAACTACCACCAGAGCCGCAACCGCCTGAAAGATAAATATTACGAGGGCCACGTCACCCTGCAGGACGTGAACCTTGGCATTGCCCTGCCGCAGGGCCTGCGCAACATGGAAGTGGGCTGCAGCTGGGGCCAGAAGGCCGTGGACGTGCTGGCAGCGCGCTCCATGTTCGACGGCTTTGTGGGCACCGGCGGCAGTCTGGACAGCCTTGCAAAGCTGGTGGCCGATAACCGCCTTGTGGCACAGTACGCCAAGGCCTGCCGGGACGAGCTGAAATACGGCTGCACCTTTGCCACTCTGTCCGGGGACAACGCCATCGGCTGCAGCATCCGGTTCCACTCGCCTGCCACGGCAGCCGCCCTCTGGAGCGGCGAGAAGGGCCGCATCGACTGCGGCCTTGCCGTCGTGGACACCGTGAAGGATGAGCATTTTTCCGACACATGGCGGCCCTCCGTGGTCAACTTCTACACGGATGACGCGGTCATTGTGCTGAATTCCAATGGCAGCTTCTGGACGGCACAGCGCTGCGCTCACAAGATGGGCCGTCCGCTGATGGAACCGCTGATCTGGAACGCCACCAACTCCAAGCCCTTCGGCCGCTCCCGGTTGAAAAAGCCCATTCGCGCTCTGATCGACGATTACATCCGCACGGCGGTCAACGCCACCATCGCGCTGGAGTTTGCCACCACGCCCCAGAAGTACATCCTCGGCGTGACCGATGAGCAGTATGACGCCATCATTTCCAACAAATTCAAGACCTACATGGGAGCCATCATCGCCGCCACGGCCAACCCGGAGACCGGCGAAAACCCGACCCTGGGCCAGCTGGCACAGGGCAGCCTGACGCCTCATGTGGAGAAGATGCGGATGACCGCCACCCAGTTTGCGGCGGCCACCGGCCTGACCGTGACCGACGTGGGCGTTGTGAACGACGCCAACCCCACCAGCAGCGACGCCATTCTTGCCCAGAGCCAGACGCTGGTGCTTCTGGCCCAGCAGCTGAACACCGGCAACGGCGACGCGCTGCGCACCATTGCCTGCATGGCACAGGCCGTGGCACGGGACTGCCGCCTGGCCGACCTGACCGAGGAAGAGACCGGCATCATGGCCCACTTCAAGAACCCCGCCATGCCCAGTGTGGCCGTGACGGCAGACGCCGCCATCAAGATCGCATCCGCCCGGCAGGAGTTCGCCGGCACGGACACGTTTTTGGAGATGATCGGCTTTGACCAGGCAGACATCCGGCGCATCAAGGCGCAGGAGCAGCGGGCACGGGGTGCACAGGTGCTGATGGAGATGGAAGATGAAACTGACACAAGCGGCGTGGGATGATTACATTTCCCGGCTCTCCCGGCTGAACCAGAAGGCCGGACAGCTCATGCGGGAGTACATGGACGAGCACCCGGAAGCCGACACCGACGCCCTCATCCGCTACGCCTATGCCCTTGTGACCAAGTACGGCGAGGGCAGCGCAGAGCTGGCCTGCCAGATGTACGACGCCCTGGCCGAGGCGCAGGGGGCCACCCTGCCCGCCGCAGAACCGGCTCCCACCGCAACCTACGGCGAAGTGACCGGCATGGTCAAGGCCACGCAGGACAGCCCGGCAAACCTGCAGAGCGGCGTTTCCCGCATGGTCAAGCAGGCCGGGGCCGATACCACGGTGCACAACGCCATCCGGGACGGTGCCGAGTGGGCGTGGGTGCCCCACGGCGATGCCTGCCCGTTCTGCCGGATGCTGGCTTCCAACGGCTGGCAGCGGGCCAGCAAGAACCTGCTGAAGAAGGGCCACGCCCAGCACATCCACGCCAACTGTGACTGCGAGTTCGCGGTGCGGTTCAGCCGGGAGTTTGACGTTTCCGGCTACGACCCGGAAGAATACCTCCGACAGTACCGGGAGGCGGGCAGCGACATCAACAACTGGCGGCGGATTGATTATGCGGCCCGGAAGGATGTTATCAATGCGCAGAAGCGGGCGGCGTATGCGGCTCAGGCGTACCGAAAAGACAGAGGCGCAGTCAGCGAGATATCTCTGATTCGGCGTTCGGAGGAAGTCAAGCTCTCTGTAAGACAGGTTGAATCTTACAAAACGCCGGTTTATGTTTCAGACCAGGCAACAATAAAGCCGAAAGCTCTCCATAGAATCAATCAAAATACCGAAAAAGCGCTTTCCGACTGGGGTGTCAGCCTTGACCGGAAGCCCAAAATCATCGTTGTCGGCGATAACGAGCTGCGCGGCGCAGTCGGTATTTACGACCCGTGCGAGAACGTCGTTTATTATGCGGAAAGCGTTGGCAAAAAGACTGTTCAAGACGCTTCTGGTGGTTTCGGAGTAATCGAAGCTCACGAAATGTGGCACATGAAACAGGCCGAGGACTTCCGGCAGTCCGGCTGGGTTATCACCCGTGAAAACCGTGCAGAATATCTTGATGCCCTGTGCAAAAAGTGCAAAGGACGCATTGACAAACTGGGTATCACGCGCGATAATGTAAGAGAGTTAAGCCAATACGCAGCTGATATGTATTTAGGCGAACGTTTTGACGAAGTCGAAGCAGAATTCATGTCATTAAGGAGGCGAAAATAATGGTCATTCTGAAATACCCGGCGGATATTCAAAAATTGATTGATATTTTCGACCCCTACCGTGAAGCCATTTCGTCCAAACAATTTGACCAGATTCCACCTGAAGCGGTGGACGCATTCAACAAGTTCAAACAGTGGTCTTGGGAACAAGACCAGTAATCCAACCACGATGCACCCGCACCGTGGTTTTTTGTTGCCAATTTTCAGGAGGTATGATATGAACGAAAAAGATTTCACTTTGAGCGTGCGTCAGCTGGTCGCTGATTACGCCAACGAACACCTCGACGTGACCGACGAAAAGCGCATCACGCCAAACGATGTGTTCATCGTGTGGCAGTGCAAGGCGCTGCAGAACTCCAAGGCATTAGCAAGCACCACCCTGCCGGACGGGATGTATTACGAGATCACCTACAACGGCGATAAAAAGCAGCTCTATCTGGATGCTTACAAGAAATTCGAGAACCGCTGTATCCCGTGTGTCACTGATTGATCCGCTCTCTCATTCAAAGCACTGTGCAAAAAATGCACGGTGCTTTTTTCATGCCGTCTTAGCTCAGCAGGAAGATCGGCTGCCCTGTAAGCAGCGGGTCGATGGTTCAAGCCCATCAGGCGGCACCACGCTGTGAACCACAGCAAATACACGCCACGGCTGCGGAAAAGCCGGGAAAGGAATTTACCACTATGGCAGAAACTGTACATCAGGAACCCACCATCCCCGCTGCCGAGGGGCAGCAGAACAATGAGCGCACCTTCACCCAGGCCGAGATGAACGCCATCATCTCCGACCGGCTGAGCCGGGAACGCTCCAAATACGCCGACTACGACGATCTGAAAGCCAAGGCACAGCAGTTCGATGCCGCACAGGAAGCGGGCAAGACCGAGCTGCAGAAGGCAAACGAGAAGGCCGCAAAGCTGCAGGCGCAGCTGGACAGCATGACCCGTGCAAACACCCTGCGGGACATCCGCGGCAAGGTGGCGGCCGCCACCGGCGTGCCTGCCGAACTGCTTTCCGGCGACACCGAAGAGGCTTGTACCGCACAGGCACAGGCCATCCTCAAGTTTGCACAGCCGGGCTATCCCAGCGTCCGCGACGGCGGCGAAGTCCGCAACAAACCCACCGGCTCCACCCGCCAGCAGTTTGCTGACTGGTTCGCGCAGGTGACCAAGTAACAGCAAAGGAGTTTTTTCTATGGCAACTGATATCAACCGCACTACCACCATCACCCTGCCCGGTGAGGTGTCCAGCGAGATCCTGCAGAAAACGCAGGAGAGCTCCGCCGTCATGGCGCTGGCCCGCTCCATCAAGCTGCCGGGCCTGGGCGTGACCATTCCGGTCATCACCGGCGACCCGGAGGCCGCATGGGTCGGCGAGACCGACAAGAAGCCCGTCAAGCGCGGCACGCTGGCCACCAAGGTCATGCAGCCCTACACGCTGGCCGTCATCGTGCCCTTCTCCAACCAGTTCCGCCGCGATGTGCCTGCCCTGTATGACGAGCTGGTCAAGCGTCTGCCGCTGGCACTGGCCCAGAAGTTCGACGCCACGGTGTTTGGCGGCGTCACTGTGCCCGGCTCCAACTTCGACACCCTGAAGGGCTGCACCGCGCAGGAGATCGGCACCAATGCCTATCAGGGCCTTGTGGCTGCCGACGCCGACATCTCCGACCACAACGGCATCCTGAACGGCTGGGTGCTGTCCCCCAAGGGCAAGGCCGCCCTGCTGAACGCCGTGGACACCACCGGCCGCCCGCTGTTCCTGAACAACGTGGCCGAGGGTGCCGTGCCCATGATCCTGGGCGCAAAGACCCTGCAGAGCAAGGGTGCCTACATCGCGGATTCCACTGCCGCCAAGAAGCACGTTGTCGGCTTTGCCGGTGACTGGTCGCAGGCCATGTACGGCACCGTGGAGGGCGTGCAAATCGCAATTTCCGACCAGGCCACCCTGACCGACGGTTCCACCACCATCAACCTGTTCCAGCAGAACATGTTCGCCGTGCGTGCCGAGATCGAGGTGGGCTTCCGCTGCGACACCACCGTGTTCAACAAGCTGACCAAGACCGAAGCCTGATGAGGTGTTCCCATGACCTACGCCGAAGTGTTTGATGTGGAAGCCGGGTTCCGTGCCCTCTCCAAGGACGAACAGGAGCGCTGCAGCGCCCTGCTGAGTGAGGCGGCCATCATCATTGACGCCTACAACCCGGACGCCGGAGCGGACGCAAAGCGGCTGGTTTCCTGCCGGATGGTGCGCCGCCAGCTGGGCGAGAGCGACAGCGAGGGCGGCGTCAGCTTTCCCGTGGGTTCCACCCAGGGCACCGCCACGGCGCTGGGCTACTCCCAGAGCTGGACCATGAGCGGCGGCTCTTCGGGTGAGCTGTATCTGTCCAAGCTGGAAAAGAAGCTGCTGGGCGTTGGCAGCCGCGTGGGGGCCCGCAGCCCGCTGGAGGACTTATGTTGAAAGGCATCGACGTCACCCTGTACGAAAAGACCCAGACCGGCACCGACGAGGCCGACGCCCCGGTCTACGCCGAAACGCCGGTCACCGTGCACAACGTGCTGGTGGGCGAGCCTTCCGCCGAGGAGATCACCACCGAACTGCAGCTGACCGGGCGGCGGCTGGCCTACACGCTGGCCATCCCCAAGGGCGACGCCCACGACTGGAACGACGTGCAGGTGGAGTTCTTTGGCCAGCGCTTCCGCACCTGCGGGGGCGTTGTGCAGGGCATCGAACGCATGATCCCCCTGTGCTGGAACAAGAAAGTGCAGGTGGTGCGCTACGAGTAAAGTCCGTTTCGAGCTGAACCGTGCCGGGGTGCGTGCCCTGATGCGCAGCCCGGAAATGCAGGCCGTGCTGAAAGCGCGGGCCGACACCGTGAAAGACCGCTGTGGCGACGGGTACGAGGCCTATGTGGCTCAGACCCGCGCCGTGGCCGTGGTGGAGACCGCCACCCCGCAGGCCGTTGACGATAACTCGGCCAACAACACCCTGCTCAAAGCCACATCAGCCAGCCGGAAGGGCGCGACCGTGCACGAGCACAAACGCCACTTGAAGGACGGCAGGGTCATCACCGTAAGGAGCTACCAGAGGAAGAAATGATCGAAGAAACCATCCGCAGCTTTCTGGCCGAGCGGCTGGACGTGCCGGTCCGGCTGAGCGTGCCAACCCCGGCCCCCGCCCGCTTTGTGGTGGTGGAAAAGACCGGCTCCGGCTGCGAGGACGGCATCTATAGCGCCACCATCGCGGTGCAGTCCTACGGGCCCGCCGCCACCAGCCACGACGGCACCCTGGACGCGGCCAAGCTCAACGAGCTTGTCAAGGCCGCCATGCAGGACGCCGACAGCCTGCCGCAGCTTGTGCGCTGCGACCTTTATTCCGACTACAATTTCCCCGACACCACCCGCAAACGGCCCAGGTATCAGGCCGTTTTCGGCGTGGTGCATTACTGAGAACGAAAGGAGCCTTTTTTATGGCAGATGCAAAGAATGTGACCGCTGCAAAGCCCAAGGTGGGCGGTGCCGTCTGGCGTGCCCCGCTGGGCACCACTTTGCCTACCGACGCCAAGACCGCGCTGGACAAGGCATTCAAGAGCCTGGGCTATATCTCCAGCGACGGTCTGACCAACGCAAACTCCCCCTCCAGCGAGAACACCACCGCCTGGGGCGGTGACACCGTGCTGACCCAGCAGACCGAGAAGCCGGACACCTTCGCTTTCACCCTGCTGGAATCCCTGAACCCTGACGTGCTGAAGGCCGTGTACGGTGACGACAACGTCACCGGCGACCTGACCACCGGCATCACGGTCAAGGCCAACTCCAAAGAACAGAAGGACTGCTGCTGGGTGGTGGAGATGATCATGAAGGACGATGTGAACAAGCGCATCGTCATCCCGGACGCCGCCGTCACCTCGGTGGGCGACATCACCTATTCCAACGGTGCCGTGGGCTACAACACCACCCTGACCGCCGTGCCGGACACGACCGGCAACACCCACTACGAGTACATCACCGCCAAGGGCGTGTAAGGAGGATCTGACATGATCACTGCAAAAACCAACGACGGCTTTGAAATTGAGCTGAGCGAGGACGCACTGGACGACGCCGAGCTGCTGGACGCCTTGGGCGGCATGCAGGACGGCAACGTCTTTGACATGAGCCGCCTGACCCTGCGCCTGCTGGGCAAGGAGGGCCGGAAGAAGCTGTATGACCACCTGCGCACCCCGGATGGCCGTGTGCCGGTGGCCAAGGTGGCGGACGCCCTGGGCGAGCTGATGAACAGCTTCACGGCCGGAAAAAACTCTGCATCCTCGCCGAACTGATCGCATCGGACGAGGACGCCCTGATCTGCGATTTTGCCCAGTATTACCATGTACTGGACTGGCGCGCCCTGCCGCTGCGTCTGGCCGCTACCCTGGCCGCAGGCCTGCCGGAAGAAAGCCGCAGCCTGCGCAAGGCGGCAGGCCGCACGGTGGACTTTGAGACGGAACTGCTGGCCTATGCCGCCGACCGCCTGACCCAGGTGCTCTGGCGGCTGCACAACGACACGTCCAAGCCGCCCTCCGTGCTGGCCGACCTGCGCGGTGAAGCAGACAGCAGCAACGTGCAGAGCTACGCCAGCGCAGAAGAATTTGACGCCGCACTTGCGGCGCTGAAAGGAGGTTAACACCATGGCGGACGGAATCGAACTGGGCAAGGCGTATGTCCAGATCGTGCCCTCGGCGCAGGGCATCAAAAGCGCCCTGACCGAGATGTTTGACGAAGAGACCGAAGGCCTTGGCGAGCAGACCGGACAAAGCATCGGTCAGGAACTCATCGGCACCCTGAAGAAAGTGATCGCGGCGGCCGGCATCGGCAAGATCATCTCGGATTCCATCAACATGGGCGGTGCCCTGCAGCAGAGCCTTGGCGGCGTGGAAACGCTGTTCAAGGACAGTGCCGACACGGTCAAGGAGTACGCCGCGCAGGCATACCGGACCGTGGGGCTTTCTGCCAACGACTACATGGAGCAGACCACCAGCTTTGCGGCCAGTCTGCTGTCCAGCGTCAGCCAGGACACCGACGCCGCTGCCCAGCTGGCCAACATGGCCATGGTGGATATGGCCGACAACGCCAACAAGATGGGCACGGATATGCAGGATATCCAGAACGCCTATCAGGGTTTTGCCAAGCAGAATTACACCATGCTGGACAACCTCAAGCTCGGCTACGGCGGCACACAGGCCGAGATGCAGCGGCTGTTGAACGACGCCACCAAGATCTCCGGCGTGAAGTATGACCTGGGCAATCTGGCCGACATGTACAGCGCCATCCACATCATCCAGCAGGAAATGGACATCACCGGCACTACCGCAAAGGAAGCCGCCACCACCCTGACCGGCAGCTTTGCCGCCATGAAGGCGGCTGCGGAAAACGTGATGGGCAACTGGTCCACCGGCGCAGACCTCACCGAGCCGCTGCAGGCGCTGGCCGACACGGCACAGACCTTCCTTGTGGACAATCTGCTGCCCATGATCGGCAACGTACTGGCAGGCATTCCGGAAATTGTTTATAGTCTTGTGCCGGAGCTCCTGCAGACCGGCACCGAGCTGCTCAGCTCCCTGGCACAGGGCTTCACCGAGGGCATCCCGGAGTTCTTCTCCACTGCTCTGCCGCAGCTGCTGGCCTTTACGGACCAGCTGCGGGACAACGCGGCCAGCTTTGTGGACGCCGGTCTGAACCTCATCACCCAGCTGCTCAACGGTCTGATCGCCGGTCTGCCGGATCTGATCGCCTATGTGCCGGATATCATCATCAACATCTGCGGCATCATCAACGACAACATGCCCAAGATCCTCGGCGAGGGCGTGGCCATCATCGTGCAGCTGGTCGTGGGCATCGTCAAGGCGGTGCCGGATCTGCTGGCAAACTGGAAGAAGATCCTGCAGGCCGTGTTGTCGGTGATCTCGGCCATTAACTGGCTGAACATCGGCAAGAACATCCTCACCGGTGTGGCAAACGGCGTCAAGAGCATGGGTTCCAGCATGCTGAATGCCTTCAAGGGCGGATTTTCCAGTGCTCTTGCCTGGATCAAGAGCCTGCCCTCGCAGGCGGTGCAGTGGGGCAAGAACCTGATCCAGAGCTTTATCAACGGCCTCACCGGCAAAGGCGGTGCGGTTGGTGCAGGAGCCATCGCAGCCACCGCCGGTGCCACCATTGCTAAAACCGCCAGCGGGAACGACTGGTCCTCCGTCTGGGCGGACGCCAACGCCGACGTGGCCGACAGCGCCCAGTCCATGGCGGAGGTGGTCGTCCCGGCCTATACCAAGTCCGGGGACGCCGCCACCAAGGCGGCCAAAAAGACCAAGGCCGCCGCACAGGCCGCCGAGACCCTGCTGTGGTCCCTGCAGGACGCAGGCCACACCGACACCACCAACGCCCTGGGCAAGGTGACCATCCAGACCACCGAACTCACCGAGCACCTGAAAAAGGGCTCTGAAGAGTACGACCGCCTGACCAAAACCGTGACTGAATCCGGTAAGGAAATGGTCAACGGTGTGGCCAAGAACTACAAGACCGTCACCAAGTATGTGACCGAAAACGGCAAGACCACCGCCCAGACCCAGAAGGTCTACGAGGAAATTGCCGCCACTGTAGCCAAGACCGTTACGTCTACAACGGATTCCGTCGTCAACGGCATTGCCACCAGCACCAAGACCATCACCGAGACCCTGACCGACAAAACCACGACCCAGAAACAGGTCATCACCGAGACCTACAACGACATCGTGGACGGGGCTCTCGTGACCGTGGAGCGGGTCAAGACCATTGCCGCCGACGGTGTCCCGCAGACCACCGAGGAGATCAAGAAAGCCTCTGCCAATAGCTTTGACGGCCTCGTCAAGGGCTGGCAGGACGAAGCCGACAAGGGCGTGGTGGGCACCTTCAGCACGCTGGTGAACGCGGTCAAGAAACAGGACTGGCAGTCTGTCGGCGAATGGGTGCTGTCCACCCTGTACAACGGCCTTGCCCCGCAGGCAAAGCAGCTCATTGACGACTTCGGCAAGAACCTGATCCAGCAGGTCAACGGCTTGCTGGGCAAGGGTGTCAGTGCCGTCTCCAACGGCCTGTGGGATATGGGCGGCGACCTCGCCAAGGGCCTGACCAGCGGCTTTGCGGACGTGCTCACGCAGGCGCAGGGCCTTGGCACCACCCTCACCGGCATCTTTCAGGGGCTGAAAGGCCCGCTCACTGCGGCTGCCGCTGCCATCAGCACCGGCCTGAAGGGCGGACTGATCTCCAGCTTCCCGGAGATTTTGGCCTCCATGGGCACCCTGATCGGCTCCATCGGCAGCGCCTTTGTGGGGATGCTGGAAGCCGTCGCGGCGGCACTGTTCCCAACCGGATTCGGTGCCCCGCAGGCCCTGCTCATGATCGCGGCAGGCGTGGCCCTGACCGCCGCCATTGCGGCCATCGTGGCCGGCGTCGGCGGCGCGTTCAAGCGCAAGACCACGCCCGGCATCTCCGGTAGCACTTCCGGCAGTACGACCTCCACGGCCTCCGGTTCTTTGTGGGACTACGAGAAGCGTGCCCCGCTGCCGCAGCGCACCCAGCGCCCCAACATCGAGGTCAACCAGTACATTTATTCCAAGGCGCAGACGGCTGCCGACCTGATGCGCGAGGCACAGTACGAGCAGGAAAGGGCGGTGCTGCAGGGTGTTTGACGCGATCTTCAAGGCCAGCAACGGCCTGACCTTTTCCTTTGGCTACAAGGCGGGCGTGTTGTGGAGCATCACCCCGCTGGGTGACCTGCCCGTGGATCTGGAGACCAGCCAGGGTTACCAGCAAGTGGGTGCCACCGTGGAGAGCCGGAGCATTTCCGGCGTGACCCGCACGGTCACCGGGCGCATCCTGCGCAATCAGGACTACTGCAAGCGACAATTGCGGGATGTGTTCGCGCCCTACGTCACCGGTCGTCTGACCATTGCCGGGGCTTATTGGTGCGACGCTGAGGTGCAGCGCACCCCGGACATCAGCGTGTCCGGCCTGTGGCCCACCTTCTCGTTTCAGCTCTACTGCCCGGACCCCTACTGGCACAGCGTGAAGGAGCTCACCGTCTCGACCTTGAGCGTAACACCCACCTTCCGCCTGCCGGTGTGTTACGATGTGCACAGCTACGGCGTGCGGGAGCAGGCCAACTATTTGCGCATCGCCAACACCGGGCTGGCCACCCAGGACTGGCAGCTGACATTGGAAGCCCGCGGCCCGGTGGTCAACCCCGGCGTCAAGGACCCGGAGACCGGCGAATTCCTGCGCTTTGTCACCACCCTGCAGGACGGCGACAAGCTCCGGCTGTACCGCGAGAGCGGCCAGCTGAAACTGGAACAGATCATCGACGGCACCGGCTACAACATCATGTCCACGCTGGACGGGAGCAGCACCCTGTGGACCCTGCGCCACGGGACGCAGGCATGGCAGCGCACAGCGGATTCCGGCACGGAATGGCTGTTCCTGACCCTGACCTGCAGCACAGCGTTTTCCACCGTGGTTCTGGAGGTGGGCGGCAATGGCTGAGCGGACAAGTGCCCTGACGGCAGGCGGCCACAAGAGCATCTGCGTCTACGACGGCCAGCTGAACCTGCTGGGCCGGCTGGCAAGCTGGGTGTCGCTGGTCTGGCCGGAGCGGTACAACGTGTACAGCGGGGTGCAGGGTGCGCAGCTGGAACTGCATGCCTCCACCGACCTGCAGGCCCTGTGCCGCCCGGACCGGTATCTGTGGCTCGTGGGGTCTGACCGCATCATGCGCATCTGCTCGGCCCAGACCAACCAGTCCGAGTACAAACTGGTGATCGCGGCCAAAGACGCCGCCTGCATCCTGGACGAGCGGATCAGCACCCGGACCCTGAGCGGCTTCGCCGTGGAAAGCACCCTGCGCAGCCTGGTGTCCGGCGCAGCTGCGTGGCCGGGGCTGGAGCTGGGCGAACTGGCCGACCTTGCCGACACCTACACCGGCGAGGTCAAGCCCGGCAGCCTGCTCAGCATCGCCGAACAGGTGTGCCAGGAGCTGGACATCGGGTTCCGGGTGCGGTTCGACCAGCAGGCCAAAAAGCTGCTGTTTGAGCTGTACCGCCCGAAACTGGATCCCAACGCCCGGTACGCCCCGCAGTACGGCAACCTGACCGGCCTGACCTACACTGAGAGCATCACCGACTACAAGAACATCGTGACCGTGGCGGGCGCGGACGGCACCGTCACCGTGGGTGCCACCGGCAACACCGGCTCTGCCCGGCGGGAACTGTATCTGGACGCCACCTCTAAAAAGAAGAAGGACGGCCAGAGCCAGGAGGACTATCTGGCCGCGCTGCGGGCGCTGGGTGAGCAGGAACTGGCCAAGCACACCCGCATTGAGAACTTCCGCTTCACGCCCACGGGCAGCGTCACGGTGGGCAAGGTGGTGGCCGCCAGCCTGCCCGGCACCGATATTCAGGCGGCGGCCCGCATTACCAGCGTGACCCTGAGTTCCCAGAAGGGCGAAAACACGGTCACTACCGAGATCGGCACACCCATCCTCAGGAGGAAACCATGAGCATCATCACTTACCCGCTGAACGGCGTCACCTACGACGCGGAGGACGTGAGCACTTACCTGTGCACCCGCACCTCCGGCGTCTACGCCAAAGATTCCAACTACGCGGTCAGCGTCACCGGCCCGCGGCAGATCACCGTAGCTCCCGGCCTTGCGTGGATCAACTACGACGACTTCAAGGGCGTCTCGGCCTGCAGCCGGGAGGCGGTCAACCTGACCGTCCCGGACGCCGACAGCACCCTGCCCCGCATCGACCGGGTGGTGCTGCAGTTCGACACCGCAGTCAACCTGACCGCCGTCAAGCTCAAACCCGGCACCCCTGCCGCCGCCCCGGAGCCGCCCGCCATCCTGCAGAACCACAACCAGTACGAGCTGGGCCTGTGCACGGTGAGCGTGCCCGCAGGCTCCTCGGTGGTCACCGCCGCCGACATCACCGACACCCGCGCGGACGAGGACGTGTGCGGCGTCATGCGGGACGGGGTCAAGGGCATCCCCACGGCCCAGCTGCAGGCGCAGGCGCTGGCCATAATGACCCAGCTGTCCACTGAGCTGCACACCAAACTCGCCGCTCTGGACGCCGCCATCGCGGCGGTGGAGAGCGGCAGCTTTTACACCAAGAGCGAGGCCGACGCCAAATTCGGCACGCCTTACAGCCTGCCGCCCGCTACGGCGGACCAGCTGGGCGGCGTGAAAGTGGGCGAAGCGCTGGACATCGCACCGGACGGCACCCTCAGCGCCAAAACGCTCAATGACAAGATCGCTGCCGCCGTGGCGGTCAAGTCGGAGCCCCGGCTGGTGTGGAACACCCATGCGACGTCTCCTAACAAATTCACAACTTGGGATGTTCAGATTCCAGGCAATGTTGATAAGATATGCATTACCAAAGGCAGGAGTAGCAGCAGCGGTAATAA